AGAACACCTTAATAGAATTAAAAAGAAGTATAAAGAATCAACAGAGAACATTGAATACTATGAAGAAGAATTTGAAACTAAAATTAAAGGAATTATAGATGTTAGATAAGATTTACATCCCTACATTTCGTAGAGCAGACATCCAAATTACTTATGATAATTTGCCAGATGAGTATAAAGAAAAAGTGATTATGGTGGTGCAAGAACAAGAGAGAAAAGATTATAATTACGATGTAAAATATTTGCCTGTTGGTAATGATATTGGAATTGCCAAAACAAGAGAACTGATTTGTAGAGATGCTGGAAAAACAAGATTTTCTATGGTGGATGATGACGTGATATTTTATAGAAGAAATCAAAAGTATTTCAACGGTTTTGATAAAAAATCAAATATGGACAAGTCAAAAAGAATTTCAACCAAACGTGACTTGGATGATATGTTTACTTTATTTAACGAGTGGATGGATGATGATATTATTCATATCGGGCATAAGAGAAGTAATTTACCACCAGGAAAACCACCTTATAGTGATACTGTATTTTTTAATGCAATCCACCATATCAATGGAGAATTATTATCTGAAATAATTGATGAAATAAATTGGACACGATGTAAAGTTGGTGAAGATGCTAATCTGATGTTTGAGTATCTGTCCAGAGGTTATAAAAATAGAAGAAGTGACGAGTTTCCAGCACATTGGGATTCCTTTCAAGAAGGCGGTTGCTCTGTATTCAGGGATTCAAAACTACATAATGAAGAACATCTTAAACTTCAAAAATATTGGGGGGCCGATGTTGTTACCATGAGAAAAGAAATAATAGGTCAAGGAAGTAGTGGTCATAACATCGGATTGATAAAAGAATTTAGCTACAAACCAAAAAGGACACGTAAAAAATTCTTACAAGAGAATTTTATGAAAAACGATCCAAACGTAACACAACCAAAGAAACAATTTCAACCCGAAATAGATAAGAGAGTAAAAAAATGAAAGAATTAACACCCGAACAAATACAAGAGAATTGGAAACAACTAATCCGATTAGTCGAAGATAACTTTACTGGCGAAAGGCTAGAAAAGTTATTAAAGATGTATGATTACTTTGAAGAACGAATGTGTATGGCACCAGCTAGTGGTAAAGAACATTTCCATAATGCTCACGCTGGTGGGTACGTAGAGCACGTTATACACGTAACTACATCGGCATTGAAGATAAAAGATGTATGGGAACAGAGTGGAGCGACAATTAACTTTACCGATGAAGAATTGGTATTTGCTGCTCTACATCATGACTTAGGTAAGGTTGGTGATTTGGCTGATGATTACTACACACCAAACGATTCAGACTGGCATCGGAAGAATCAAGGATTGATTTATAAACATAATCCTAACTTACAGTTCATGACCGTAACTGATAGGGCTTTGTTTTTACTTCAGCACTTTGGTATCGTGTTGTCAGACAATGAGTACATTGGGTTAAGATTGACAGACGGATTGTATGAAGAAGCAAACAAGAGTTATTATATAGGTTATAGTCCTGATAGAGCATTGAGAAGTAATATTGCCTACATACTTCATCAGGCTGATATGATGGCAACCCATATCGAGTATGACTTTTGGAAACGGGGTGACCACGCCGCCGTGATAGCGAAAACAGAAGAAGTCAAAGTCAAGACTAAACAATCAACTGCTGCTAATCATGCATTCAAAGAGTTATTTGGGGAGTAAATAATGTACTTAACTTACTTTAATAAGTTTCTTTATCAAGTTCCATATCTTCACATTGACGAGAAGGAATGGTCATACATCAAAGAGACATTCAAGAAAGATGACGTAAGGGAAAGTCTAGCAACAGTTGCCATGACTTATCCGCCACCATACCAAGAGATAAGTCAAAATGATTGTAGAAAGGATTTCAATAATCTGAAAAAGACTTGGGTTCATGATTTACTAAAAGAAGGTGAGTGGTTTGCTAGAGCTGAGAGTGGATATGAGTGGCCATTAACTTACAAAGGTTCACAGAAATATATTAAGAGAAACAATACAGGTAATAAATCATCTAATTTCTTTCAACAAGAAAACAGATGGTCAGTAGATGGAACGATTTCACCAGGTCCATTACGGACTTGGGGTGAGTTGAAGTTTATGACTTCATTAATGGGTGCGGCCTATACTTTGAAAATGGAGAAGATTGATAAATCTACATTGAGAACTATGTTAGGGTTGAGAAAATACATTTGTAGTCAGTTCAAACCAAACGCGGCTAAGGCTATGTATGATTATTTCAACGTAAAGAATGTATTGGATTTCTCTGCAGGTTGGGGTGATAGATTGGCTGGATTTTATGCTAGTCAGAATACCGAACTATATGTTGGAGTTGATCCACGTAAAGAGAATCATCCCATATATGAAGAGCAAGCCAAATACTATGATGATCATTTGACTTTCTTCGAAACTCCAAAGAAAACTGCATTTCATTGTGATGCTGCTGAGGACTTTGATTTTGACCAATACTACGATACTTTTGATATTATCTTTACGTCACCACCTTATTTTAATGTAGAACGTTATAGTTATGATGATACACAAAGTTGGGTAAGGTATAAAGACATAGATAGTTGGAATACTCAATTCTTACACAAGGCAATAGACAATATGTGGCCGACATTAAAAAGTGGTGGTAAACTATGTATTAATATATCCGATGTAAATGCCGGCTCTAAAGGTGGTAAAGGTGGTAAAAAGTGGCAACAAATATGTGATCCTATGAATGATTTTATTGAAGAATACAAAGATTCGAATTACTTGGGTTGTATCGGTATGGAGATGGCAACGAGACCTAATTCAATAGGAGCTGGAACTGCCGTAGTTTCGGGTGAGTCTAATAGAGAGCCAGAAATGATAAAAAGGTTCGATGGTAAATTCTGTGAACCTGTTTGGATATGGGAAAAGAAATAAATAATTTGTATTTCCCACGTAGGAAAATATAATGTTAAATATATGAATTTATATTTATAGACATGAATGGACAAGATAAAAAAGATTTGAATGTCATTTTAGAGAGGATGGTACAATCCGACAAAGATAGAGAACAAATGCACATAGATATCAAATTTATTAAGGAAAATCTATTCAATCCACATGAAGGACTATGGGCTGAAACAAAACTCAATAGTCAATTCAGAGAAAATACAACTAAATGGCGTGGTGTCATTGGTGTAGGTTTCATAGGTCTAATCGTAGACAAATTCTGGTCAGTATTTAATTAAAGAAAACGCTTGACTTATATAGTATTTCTTTTGTATATTCATATATGAGAAACAAAGGAAATACAATGAATATGATTAAATACGAATCAGTTGAACAAAGAAATGATGTACTTGATGTTATGACAAAGTATAAATATAAGTACCGTACCTATGGGAATTCTAGAGAATCAATTGATGCTCTTGACCATTCTATCTCGTTAGAACCTGTAGAAGATTTCTTTTCATATAATGAGAATAATGAATTCATGGAAAGAGATATGATGGAGCATAGTGATAACTTATTTATTAATGGATTATTAGAAACTCTATCGGAAAGAGAGCGTGTCGTTCTTGAACTGTACTTTGGAATCAATTGTGATGACCCACTAAATTTAAATGAGATTGGTGAAGAATTTGATTTAACCAGAGAACGTATTCGTACCATTAAAGAACAAGGAATTCAAAGATTAAGAGCAAGACGCGATAAATCAACTCGGGAAGTAAAGGATCAGTACGTCTTTATGAACGGAGAATGGATTACAAAATAAATGAAAATAATGCTTGACTTATATAGGTATTTAGTGTTATATTCATATATGACAAAAAGGGAAAAAACAATCAAATGAGTAAATATTCAGATTTTTGGTTTGATAGACAAACCGAAGTTAATGACTTTCTTGCCACCATCGGTAATGATGATGATGATGTTGTTATTAACAAACCTAAAAAAGACCACATGGGTTTGGCTGGTCACAAAAGAGCAATCGGTAATTTTGTCCGTATTGTAAGTGGGGAAAATATCCCTGTTAAATTTGTGAGCCGTGGAGATTCCTATACTGATGGTAAAACTGTTACCATTAGTTCTAACATTAATGAGAAAAACTTTGATAATGTTGTCGGTCTGGCTCTTCATGAAGGTTCTCATATTGCTTATAGTGATTTTGAAGTATTCAAAGAAGTGAGAAATCTAACCAAGATACGTAATTGGGATTTAACTTCCCATCCTAAAAGAATGGAATTTCTTCGCGGGATGATAAATTACATTGAAGATAGACGAGTTGATACAATCGTGTTCAAATCTTCACCTGGATATAAAGGTTATTATCACACTTTGTACTCCAAGTATTTCAATAGTAAGAAAATGGGTAAGGGATTACAATCAACTATGTATCGTGAACTTGATTTTGAATCTTATATGTTCAGAATTGTTAATTTCACTAATCCTGATACTGATTTAAATGCTCTGCCAAGACTATTGGACATCTATCGTTTGATTGATATGAAAAACATTTCAAGACTTAAATCTACTGATGATACCATTGAAGTAGCAAAGTCTGTTTGTGATGTTGTTTTCAAGTTAGTTGAAGATTTCAAAGGTAAAGGCGAGGGAAATGGTACTCCAGAAGAATCAGATGGGGAAAAAGAAAAAAAAGAAGGTGACTCACCAAGTTCAAGTGATGGTAGTCAAGTAGATACTGGTGATAAAGAAATGACTCCAGAAGATGGAGAATCTACTGATGACGATTCAAGTGAAGGTGAACCAACTGAAGGTGAAGAAATATCAGATTCCATGAAGAAATCTGTTGAGAGTATTTACAAAAAAACTAAAGAGTTACTTGAAGGTAAGACACCAAAAACTAAGATGAATAAAGGCGACAAGCAGATTGTTGATGCTCTTGGTAATAGTAATTCAGAGTTAGTTGAAGTTGGTGGTACTGAAGGTCTTAATAAAACTAAAGTAGTGGTTGTTCCTGACTTAACTCAGGCTTTGATTGATTCAAAGGCTTTCCACTTTCTTTATAGTTCATCTCGTTATCGTTACAGTACAAACAAAGAAGATGCCATTAATGATGGACTTCGTTTAGGTGCCATCTTGGGTAAGAAACTCAAAATTCGTGGTGAAGAGAAAGATTTGATTTACACTCGTCAAACAAGTGGTAAAATCAATAAGAGATTAATTGCTGAACTTGGGTTTGATAATGGTAATGTCTTTAGTCAAGTCTTTACTGAAAGATATAACAAAGCTAACCTACATATTTCGATTGATGCCAGCGGTAGTATGCATGGTGATAAATTACAGAAATCAATCACCTCGGCTGTTGCGATGGTCAAGGCTGCTGAGATGGCTGGAAACATTCACGTGGTGGTTAGTTTCCGTTGGACTCAAGATGACAAACCAGTAGTTATCATTTGTTATGATTCTCGAAAAGATAAACTATCCAAGATAAAGAAATTATGGAAATACATTAATGCCGGTGGTACGACACCTGAATCACTATGTTATGAAGCATTGATGAAAAAATGGTTAGGTGGTGTAAATGGAGATGATAATTATTTCATCAACTATTCAGATGGTGCTCCGTGGTTTAGTAATGATGAGATTTATTATAGTGGTACTTGTGCTGAAAAACACACTCGTAAAATGGTCAAGATGATGAAGAATAATGGAATTAAGATTTCAAGTTATTTCATTAAAGATGGTGACTATGGTTATGAGGATACGAAAAATCTTTTCACCCGTATGTATGGTAGTGATGCCAGTTTCATCGACCCGACAAATATGATGGAAGTGGCAAAGTCAATGAATTCAAAGTTCTT